ACCACCCTGTTTCTTCTTATCTGGTCACTGGAACTTCTCCGACGATTCAGACCGGAACTTTATATCAGAACCTTCGGCAAATGGGAAGCCACCGCCACCCATCATCCCGCCCTGGTCCTGACCTTCAAACAGTTCTTCTTCATTGTCGCCTGTGGGCATCTGGTAGCCTAACTTGCGGTAGACTTCTTCCTTCAAAAGCGGGATTCCAGCCTGAAGGCAGGAATTGATGACGCTCACAGCCGTGTTCGGGTCTTCCCTGGGCTGCTGTGTGGTGATGAACTTCGGCAACCGCGCATCTTCCAGGCCCAGTTCCACCAGGGTTGACCAGTTCAGGTTCACGAACAGGCCCACCAGCTTCGTGGTCAGGTGCTGATCGAGCAGGGAACGGTCAAATTGCAGGAATCCTTCCGACACATCCCGTTCGGTTTCACTGCGTGCGAAGCTGCCGATTTCGCTGCTACCGCCGAACGGCAGGGTGGCACCCAGGGCTGTGGACAGGATCGCATTGTCAAGATAGTCAATGAATCCCGTGATGACCTGGTTTCCTTCTCCATGCCCCGCCAGGATGCTGATTTCGTCACCTTTTGGGTGAACAAAGATGTGTTCAGATCGCTGCTTCTTCAGTTCTTCGATGTATGCGTCACGGATTGTTTCATTATCGGTCCCTGAACCCGCAGGATGGTTTTCAGGGTCCATCGCCACCGTAATTTGTGATCCCGCGAATTTTGACATGGCAGTCATGCCCAGTTCAAGTGCATGGCACTTACAAAAATATAAAAAATACAAGCTCTCCAAAAGTGGTTTTCCATAGTAGTGGAAGTTGCTTTCTTCTTCACCCCAGATGACTTCGATGATGGCCTTCATTTCGTCAGGGCGAACATTGATCCACTTCATCTGCGCCACAGACCATATCTGCTTCGTGATGTGAATCTGCCGGTTGCCTTCATCGTCCTGGTCGCTTTCAGACACGATCTGGAACCTGCGCTTGTCAATGTCCCTGATGCGGTGGGGAACCCACCAGGTTCGTCTGCCGTAATCACCCAGGACGATGCTTTTGCGCTTGCCTTCGATGTAGCCATACGCACGACCCCTGAAAATGGCGTGCGCCAGCTTCTTCCTGGCTTCCCTGAAGTGGACTATTTCACCCAGTGCTTCACGCACGATTCCCGCAAGCTGTTTGTCAACCTGGTCGTCAGAAGCAGGCTGCACAGACCAGTCTGCACCCGCCACACCACTGCACCGCTGGTGGATGGCCTGGGAAATCTTCCCGTCACGCTGCACCTTCTCCCATATTTCGGGTTCACGCTGCTGCGCCAGGTCGGGATCAAGGATGCGCCAGTCCTGGAGATACGCCGATGCCAGGGCGTTCGCATACAAGTCACCGGCAGGGAAAGTTCCCTGTAGAATCGGAAGTGCCATTGTTTTTTACTCCATGAAGAATTCTGTGCGGTAAGTCTACCCCACACCCGCAAGGGATTCAAAGCATGTTCAAATCGCTGCCCGTCACACCCATCCATTCCGCAAGTCCACTGCCGGTTCCAGGCAATCCCGATGCCTGGTCAAACGGGTCAGCTTCGATTGTGCGCGGTTTGTTGCCAGGCGACAGGTGCAAGCCACTGCCCACACGCTTCCTGCCCCACACAGCCATCACAAGTGCGTCAGCACGGTCTGGGGATGGCACACCGCGCTTCAGCATCTGATCTTTCTTTTCAAGCTGAATTTTTCCGTCACTCCTGGGGTTGTAACGCACCGATGACAACTGCGACTTCAGCAAATCGTCATCTGGCAGGCACAACCTGCCTTCACGCAATTCTTCACGCAGGAACCACCACGCTTCAGCACGCCTGTTCAGGAACTGGTTGCTGTCCCGCGCCTTTGCCCCACCCTTAAACGCCATCACATGCTGACCCTGCTCCCGCAGCCTGTCAGTCACTCCACCACCCAGGCCCACATCGTCAACCACCACCAGGGCTGTTTCATCCAGGCCATGATCCCGCTTCATGCGCAGAATCTCTCCGCAGGTCTGCATCAAGTCCCGCCCGATGTATGCACGGGTTTCCACAACCAGTTCATCACGCAATAGCATCAAAACCGTTTCGTCACTGCCGAACCTGGCGACATCCACGCCGATCACTGGCGGTTTCTTCACCTGGATGTCTTTGCGACCCACTGCATCAATCACCCACCGCAATGAAATCAGCGTGTCATCACCTTCTTCGGGGAACTTACCGCACACCCGCGCCTGGTACAGTGGCGAATCTTCACCCCATTCCAGCTTGCGACCTTCCACCCAGTCCTTCGTGACCGCGCCATGAACATAATCACCCACACCCGTGATGTTCGGATGTGTCATGCAGGAAATATTTATGCTGTGCCATAATGGTGACTTCACCGCCGAAATGAACCGCCCATCAGGTGAATCAGGGTTGCCGATCGCCAGCACCTTCACCGCACCACCAGATGCGATGTACTCCACCGCATCCCATATTTCAGGACCGATGCCACCCGCTTCATCCAGGACAATTAGTAAATTTTCGGAATGGAACCCCTGGAATCGTGCAGAATCATCCGTTGAAATTCCCACTGCGAAGTGATCGCTGCCCACCCTCAATTCGGGTGCGCGGGGTGGCAAATGTGACCCCAGGGGCAGGGTGGACCGTTCGCAGGCGATGCGTATCTCCGACCACAGGATTTCGTTCACCTGTCGCCAGGTGGGCGCGGTTGTTACCACCTTCGAAGGCTTGTGCGAATGAAGGAACCACAGCACGATCGCAGCAGCCACGAATGACTTGCCGGTTGCATGCCCTGAATGCACGGCAACCCGTTCGTGGTCCCGCACCGCTGCCATCACTCGCAACTGGTCTGGTGTGTAACTGCCACCCAGGAAGCTGGCACCGAACAGCGCAGGGTCGGTCGCAGCACCCGCAAGCAGATCGTCCACCTGTTCCCGTGGCAGGTCGTGTTCCTTCAGTGGGTGGTTTGTATCGAGTGCCATGAATAAAGTCCCGCAGAAGCGATTGTGGTGCGCCTGAATGGGGATTCTACACCCCGCGCAGGGTGGAATGCCACACTTCAGGGTTTTCACCGCTTCAGACTCCAGGCCCACAGCGAACCCTGCGCCTGGTGCAACGGGTTGCCCACCAGCTTCAGATCCTAAACCCGCAGCAAACCTGCCACCTGCTGCAACCATTTGTGCTTGCGATTTTATGCCAGTGGCGAATGCTACCCCAGGCACAACCACTTGACCGCGCTTCAGACTTTATGCCAGTGGCAAACCTGCCACCAGGCGTGACCAGGTGACTTCAGTTCACAGTCCCGCAGCGAATGCGACACCACCTGCAACGGGTTGCCCGTGTGCTTCAGCCTTTAGTCCAGGCACAAACCCTGCGCCAGTCGTGACTGCCTGGCTGCGATCAATTCAGGTTCCCGTCACGCAGCTTCATCACACGATCGCTGGTCAGCAACTCCACCAGGGCAATCTTGCCTTTGACTTCCTGGTTTATCTTCATGGGTGCATTCAGCCCTAACAGGCGATCGATCGCTTCCTGTGCCTTGACCTTGATTGCGTGTGGGCAGTCATCGTCACGCAGGCAGGCGCGATAGGTGTCCAGGCTGGTGGCACGATGTTCGTCAATGGTGCCACCCAGGGACTGGCGCAGTTCTTCCCGCGCCCGAGCCAAGTCCCTTTGCGCGGTTCTCGTCGAAACCCCATAGAACGCCTTCATCCTGCGTTTAATCTGCCCGTCACGGAAACCCTTGGAAAGCATTTCTGCGACAATACCTGTTCGGTCCTTAATCCGTTTCTTCCTGGGGTCCATCGTTCCCTTCGCCTTTCGTGTAGAGTCCAGCCTTGATTGTTTTGCGCATCGCTATATTAGCATCGGTCAGTGCTTTGACATGAATGATTGTGGCTTCAAGCAGTTCCACCGCATGTTCCAGCTTGTCGATGGGGTTGACGGGGTCGCCCTGCCTGCGCTTCAGCTTCTTCAAGTTCCTTCTGTTCCTTCCTGCTTAGTTTTCGGCATGAAAGTGCCGAATTACCAGCACGCATGCGCCTGACCTGGTCATACAGGAGGCGGTATCCGTGAATGGTTGCGCTGAATCCTGACAGTTTCTGCCACGCTTCGACAATGGCATCGCACTTCACGGGGTCGGACTCGATGATGACCTTCGGCTGTTCGCCCTGGAGCAGCTTCAGCGCGGTGTCCAGGTCGGTCAGGTCAGCACAGACAAGCAGGTGTTGTGACAGGTGCCAGGTGTCGCCTGTTTCGCTGGTGGCTTCAGTGGTCCCGCATGGGTTCACTTCTTCCCTTTGCCGAAGCTGGACAGCCCATCTTCCAGGGCGATTGATCCCACACCCAGGCCGACAAGCCAGGTCAGGGTTTCGATGTATTTGTCGGCAGTAACATGGTCGGTGATGACCAGGACAGTCAGGGTGACCAGGGCGACCCACACCACAGTGTTCTTTCTTCCACCGAAGAAGCTGAATAGTTCTTTCATCGTTTGTTCCTTTCACGGGTTTTGATTTTCAGAATGACCGAACCGGCAGCGAGTGCAGCAGC